ATTTCTCGTGATTGTGAGTATACTCTCTCCGCACCCAACACTTGAAGTGTGGGATGTTGCTTTGTAAATAAGCCATTCATTACTTCTTTTTCTTTGTCTTCGTTACAGTAAAACCGTTTTTCTTTAGCAACGCCTTGGCTGATGCTATAGTCATGGCTGTCCCACCGTTTTTCATTTTTAATTTGCCACCTTTATTCATTTTCTTAATGGCACCGCCTTTATTCATTTTCTTAATGGCACCGCCCTTATTCATTCTTTTAACCATTCCCATCTTCTTTCTTGGACTAATCATTTGTTTTTTCTCCTTGTTGCTGATTGAACTCTCCTTGGCTTACCTGCGGGTTGACCAAGACTTTTTTTCTGAGCTATCCGTTTTCTTTTTTCAGAAGTTGACATCTCGGAAACTGTTTTAGGGGTTTTTTTACTAATTCTTTTAGAAGGTCTACAATAGGGAGTGCCTCTCTTTTCTCCTTTTTGTCTACCACATTTTTTACCTGATCGAACATCTTTCCAATCTTCTTTAAACCATCTTTTGAGAGCAAGTCCTTTTTTTGTCTTACGGACAGCCATCAGAACAATCTAGTCTGTTTTCTCTTGCCGCCATCAACAACACCACAGCCTTTTGCTATAATTACGCTTTTACCATTCTTAAAACCTTTCGGTAGGGGTCTTTTGCGTGGCTGATCTGCCTCTATGGTTCCACCCATAGCTTTTTTCTTTGTGGACTTTCCATAGTTGGCTGCTCCAACTTTTCTGCATTTTGCAATGGCACCGGAGGCATACGCTGATGGAAAAACCCTATAGCGAGATTTTACCTTGTGGTAACACGCATCTTTCTTACTTCCAGACTTGGACACTTGCTTTGCCATGTTTGATCTCCCCATTGCCATACGTTGCACTCCTTCTGATAAAGTCCTCCCAAAGAGGCTTTAGCATTTCATTATTCTGCTCTATCTTAACAGACATAACTTCCGTTCTTTTATCTACAGTGATTAAGGTAAACGCCATCCAAGACAAGACTCCAAAGACTCCCATTGTGCTAACGCCTATTAATACTTCTTTCATCAACATCTCCACCGTCTTCTAGCTTGTCTCAAACGGCTATTTGGATCTTTTGCCGCCTTTGGAAACTTCTTCATTTGTCCCGCACTTCTGGCACAATAAGACTTACGTCTTGACTTGTCTTTAGCCGTTAAGTTCTTTTTCTTCGTAACGGCAGTTTTTAACTTACTTCCAGGGTTATCTCTACGATATCGAGCAACTCCTGCCTTTGTCATTCCCGCTCCTTTTTTAGTGGAGCGGAAATACTTTTTTGTTTTTGGCGGCTGTTTATCTCGCTTACGTTCAGCCATAGTTCTTACGCATAGCCAAAATAATCGTGTAGGTATCTGCACTAGAGTGACCTACAGTTGTAAACTGAACATCCCCCGTAACTCCAGAACCCGCATTATTCGGTATGCCACCAAAATCCCTATAATCATGATGTCCACTTTGGTTCTCACCAAGCTGAATGGCTAGAACATCCGAAGTAGCGTCAAATAGTATGCTAACTTTCATACCAAGACACTGCCACCATATTTGCTCTAAAGCTACTCCCGTGCAAGTAGCACCATCAGCACCCTTTGAGAGAGCACTAACATTTACTTTAGTGACAGCACTTTCACCACTACCATCACTCACGTTTGTAAACTTCATTACAACCTTGTTAGGACCATCAAGTATAATTTGTGAGGCTACTGCATCAGCCATATTGACCTCCTTAATATACTGAGTATTCTAGCTCTACTGTAAACCTACCTGCTGTGATATCTGCGTTTACTGTTGTTGTAGCTCTAGCATATAGATGCACATTTGCAACAGCTGCCGTTACGTTTGGCACGAAGATGTGATAGTTACCTGCTGAATTATTAAAGTTAACATCAACCTCTGTGATAGATTGTGTGGCACTTAGCTGTTCATTAAAAGATGTCACACCTGCACCCACAATCTCTGTGCCTGATACGGCCGCGTTTGTAGCTGTTCCAGAAGTGGAACTTAACGCTAGGTTACCTGCAAGAGTTTGACCTGCTGCTGTGGTGATCCCAATCAAAGCTCTGTGTAAAAATATCTTTGATGGAGTTACCAGATCATCAGGAGCATCTACGTTTAATGTTCCTAATTCTACAAGACAATCACCATCTGCATATGCCGTTGAAGCAGCATCGGTGCTTGCAAGGGTTCCCGCGAAAGATTGTATCTTTCTTGTACCCATAGATATAAGTTGCCCTGTTGCATTTACTGAAAAACCAGTTTCAGTTACAGCACCAGTAGTGGTGCTTTTATTGATGGTTTTGAAACCACCTTCAGATCTGACTGGACCTGAAAAAGTTGTATTAGCCATGTTATTCTCCTTGTCTTGGCAAATGTCAGCCGCGTTATGCGACTGTCAAGGTTAATATAATTAATACTAAATTACTTTTACACAAAAATAAAGGGCGATTTTACTCGCCCTTTAAAGTTAGGAGGAAAGACATGAAGCCTAGGCTCCAGGTGACCCAAACACACATCTAGGATCAGAGAAACCGAAGGAATATCTCTCACGAGCCTTGTAACGCATGTTGCCTGTATCGAAGTCAGCCTCCATGTTAGTTGAAAGAGGTGTTCTCTCAAAATGTAAGAACCCTCTCGGTGTATCAGTCATAATGAAAAACGCATCAGAATCTGTTAGGAAGTCATTCACAGTGTAACCCTGTGGAAGCATCCCCATTGATTTAATGGCATTCACATCGTTGTCTGATGTTCCAGATCGTAGAACTGAAGACATAAGTCTGTCAGCCGTGAACTGTAGCTGTCGTGGAATGATCATTTTGGTACCACGAAGTGCCACTTTCAACCCACGCTCATCAACAAAACCTGCAATACTAATTAGGGCATCTTCAAGAGATGTCTCGTTTAAGTCTGCAGCAGTTGATGGTTCGTTTGCGAAAGTACCACCAGTGATTAAAGGATGATCAGTTGCACACAACTCTTTACCATCTCCACCAGTTACGGAAGAGTCGAAAGCGTTGTTTAGTACAGCCGCAGCTTTAACCTGCTTTGTATGAGCCATTGATCGTGCAAGTGCTCTTGTGTATCTCGCAGAGATTCGGTCATAGAGATTATCCTCTACAGCTTCCTCTGTGATCGCAAAAGCCAAAGCAATGGTTTCATGGTTGTATCGAGCAGTGAAAGACTCATTTGCATCATCAAATGATACTCCTGAACCTTCTTGCTTGACCGGGGCAGCCCCGAAACCAGAAAGCATTACCTCTTCTTCAAATGCTCGATCTGAAGACTCGGTTGTGTAAATTTCAGAGTGTTGGTTCTCATATCGACCATACTCCATACCAAAGAGGGCGTTTAAACCTGGTTCTAACTCTTTGGCTAACTGTGCTCTAGATATCGCCATAGTTATACCCCCTTATGAGATTGCTGCATCAGGATCTCCAACAGAGCTGAAGAAGACATGATTATTAAGTTTAACAATATACTGGATACCTGCAGCACTATGATCGGCATTCTCGACATCCTCTTGGATGCCTAAAATCAACAAAGGATTTGACGGATCAGAATCCTCGGCTGTTGAGATATCAATTTGTGCAGTTGATATACCAGTGGTTGTGCTTCCCGCAGTGGCATTCTCTAGTTCAGCAGTTTTAAAGACATCAGCCTTTGCAGTAGCTCTATCAGTATTTGTGCCATCGGAACAAACAATGTATCGCTGCATCGGATTATCGTAGATAAACGCTTTGATGTCATGATTAGTATCTGCTGACCCAGAACCGGGCCATGTGTTGGAAAATTTTAGTTTTTTTGTAGTGTTGTCAACATATTCACAACCGGCAAACACGCCCAAAATTTGCTTTGTGTCTCCAGTAGCATTGCCCAGAACTTGGACTGTACCGCCAGATAACTCTGCTTGAACGGGTGAACCTTGGAAAATAGCTGACGCATTACTGGCAATGAAGTACATATTAGTGCTACCAGGGTTAGTACCCCCCATAGCATTAATAGGCTTCAAGCCGAAAGATACGTTTGAGTTAGCCATTTATAGCTCCTATTAAGAATTAATTGTTAGAGGAATCGTTGCGACCCCCAAATGAAACTCTAGTTTGGCGATCATTTGTGATTGGCATCGAAGGATGCTGCTCTTTCATTAGATCGCTATCAACGGCAGTCATTTGTTCACGAGTTCTTCCTCGAAAATATTCATTCCTCTCCTTGACTGTTTCGAGAGGCATTCTGGCAAGCATCAATCCACCTGTTCCAATTACTCCTGCATACTTTCCATCATCAATGGTCGGTAAGTCCCTTTCTGGGTATTGATCTGCTCTAACTAGCTCCCACCCTTCGTTGATCCTCGTATGTACGTTGACCTTATCATCTTCGCCACGAGTAGACATACGAATCCATCGGTGCTTATAACCCTCTGGAGGTTCAGGTGCACTTAACCTGCTTGGTGGGGCCCAAGGCTTTCTGCGTGAAGTTGTTTCACGGGTCGTTTCTTTTCTCGGTGTTCTATCTGTCATGTCTTAGTCCTTCACATATTTCGCGTATTCTTCAAGAGGTACGCCCAATTTTTTAGCTATCGCTATCTGAGAAGGCGATAGTTTTACCGATCTTCGCTTCTGCTGTGGGTTACGAGACGCTGTGGAATTAGCAGAAGCAACTTGAACTCCACTGCTCGTTTTCTGTTTTTCAAACTTATGAGGAAACTCTGTTCTCATTCGTCTATCGATCTCAGTATAGTACTCATCGCTCTCTGGGTCAAACCCTTCTTCTTGTATTAATTTATTATGTACAACAAAAGCAGCTTGTGTCATGACCTCATCGTCACCAAACCATTCGTTTTTTTCTGCCCAGGTTTTAGCTTTTGGCGACACTTTTTGTTGAGGGGGTGGCTGTTGTGCAACGGGTTGTTCGACCTCTGGTTGATTTTTAGCCATATCAGATTGATTCTTCGCTAGTCTATATCTCTCTTGTTCAATCGATATCTTTGACAAAGCTTTCTGAGCTTCAAACATCTTTTCGCTGTCACCCGCTTGATGTGCTTCAGCATACGCTCTTTTTGCTTGATCCTCTTGAGACTCTAATCTCGTCCCATACTCTGATAGATAACCTTGATCAAGACTGTCCATTCTTTGCTTGAGTTGTTTATTTTCTTCAAGAAGTTTTTGTGAGA